TGTGATTTCATTTTGTTTGCAAACAATACAATCTCAAACACTGTAACATCACCAGGCCAAGTTACTATTAACGGCGCAGTATCTAATAGCAGCAACACAGATAACTTAGTTTAATGCGCCTAGTGCGTGGACAGTCCAGCCAAGGAGGTAAACATGGCACTGACTAAAACAACAGTAAACGATAAGATCGAAGTCATTAACAATGGTGATTGGTCAACAGTGCAGGTACGCACTGCGACTATCATTGCAGAAGATGGCACAGAAATCAGCCGTACATTCCACCGTCATGTGGTAATGCCTGATGCTGATCTCTCAGCAGAAGATGCTGATGTTGCTGCTATCTGTACTCCAGTATTTAGTGATGCGGTTAAGGCTGCTTATGCTGCACACTTGGCAGAGGGAGAGTAATCATGGTTGCTGTAACAGAAACAATTAGCTCTAACGCAAGCACAGCCTCTCTGCAGGTAGTTGGTCACTTCAACCTTTCTATCTCTGGTACATGGTCTGCTACAGTTACAGTACAACGTAGCTGGGACAACAGCACATGGTTCGATGCTGATACCTTTACATCTAACTATGAAGGTGTAGGGTTTGATGCAGAGGAAGTCTACTACCGAGCAACTGTCTCAGGGTATTCCTCAGGCTCTGTTGTCATCCGTCTATCGGATAATCGTGACTTCGGTTCCAAAGACGTCTTCGTAGCTTAGAGGGTGCCATGGAAGATAATTGGCACCTCAGTAAGTCAGTACCTGTAACTCTGGTACTGGCTATCGTTGCACAGACAATAGCCCTTGTCTGGTATATCTCCAGTTTAGACAGTGCCGTAAAGGCCAATGCAAGAGACATCATTCGTAATGAAACTCGTTTAGAATCTCTTGAAACTATCGTTCAAAGCCAAGCTGTAACTCTTGGTCGTATGGATGAGAATATTAAAGCTATTAGAGACTCAGTAGAAAAGATGGCTAGTCAATGAGAAACATCAACGAAATCTTTATACACTGCAGTGCAACTAAACCTAAATGGACAGAGAAATCTAGCTGTGCTGCAAAGGTTGCTGAAATCCGTAGGTGGCACGTAGAGGAAAGAGGGTGGGCAGATATAGGTTATCATTTCGTCGTAGATCGTAATGGTGATGTTTGTCCCGGCAGACCTGTAGAGAAAGCAGGTGCTCATGCTAAAGGCCACAACAAAAACTCTATCGGTGTTTGCCTCATAGGTGGTTTTGGTTCTGATGCTAATGATAAGTTCGAAGAACATTATACAGAAGATCAGAAAAAAGGATTAAATAAGTTACTAGATAGCTTGACAGCAGAATACTCAGGTGCTATAATACGTGGACATAACGAAGTGTCCTCAAAAGCCTGTCCCGGTTTTAACGTAAAGGATTACCTCAATGACAGATCAAGCCTTACCGAAGAAGCAAAAGACCTTGAAGAGGGAAGTGGCAGCCCTATTGTTGGTAGTCCTTCTATTGCTGATTTGCTTATGGGTCTTCTTCGGAAACTCCTTAGCAGGTGAGGCAGTAAAGGTACTTAACCTGCCAATCTTTACCTTTGCTGGTGCAGCCTTTGGTTTAGACTCAGTAGTTAAACAATGGAACATCAGTAATAAATGAGTGTAACTTTAGATCAGATTAGACAAGCTGCTGAGAATGATCTAGCCACATTTATTAAGCTTGTCTCACCAGAGCAAGTGTTAGGCCAATGTCACGAGGATGTGTGTAACTGGTGGACTAGAGGGGGTTCTAAGTCTCACCAATTGTTACTCTTCCCTCGTGACCACGGCAAGTCTAGGTTGGTAGCTTACAGGGTTGCATGGGAACTAACCAAAGATCCTACGTTACGGATACTGTACATCTCAGCCACTGCAAACCTTGCAGAGAAGCAACTAGGGTTTATCAAGGGTATCCTAACCTCAGAGACTTATAGTCGTTACTGGCCTGAGCATGTTAACAAGGACGAAGGTAAACGAGTACGGTGGACAACATCAGAGATTATGTTAGACCACCCTCTTCGTAAGAGAGAGAATGTTCGTGACCCTTCTGTCTTTACTGGTGGTCTTACCACTTCTCTCACAGGGATGCACTGTGACATTGCAGTTTTAGATGATGTTGTTGTCTATGAGAATGCATACACAGGTGAGGGACGTAATAAAGTTAAGAGCCAATATTCTTTGTTGTCCTCTATCGAAGGGGCTAATGCAAAGGAGTGGATCGTAGGTACTCGTTACCACCCTGCAGACTTATACAACGATCTGATGCAGATGACTGAAGATCAATATGACGAAGATGGTAACAAGGTATCTGAGGAACAGATCTACGAGGTTATGGAGAGGGCAGTAGAAGACCGAGGAGATGGTGTCGGTGAGTTTCTATGGCCTCAACAACAACGTAAAGACGGTAAATACTTTGGCTTCAATCGTCAGATCCTAGCTAAGAAACGTGGTCAGTATTTAGACAAGTCTCAGTTCAGAGCACAGTATTACAACGATCCGACTGATCCAGACAACGTACCGATTGAGAGTAACAGGTTTCAGTACTATGAACGTAAACACCTAAATCAAGAGAACGGGTTTTGGTTTTACAAAGGTGCTAAGTTAAATGTATTTGCTGCAGTTGACTTCGCATTTAGTTTATCAAAGAAAGCTGACTACACAGCTATTGTAATTGTAGGCGTTGACTCAGACAATAATATCTATGTCCTAGACATTGATCGTTTCCGTACAGACCGTATTACAGAATACTTCGAACACATTCTGCAGTTATCAACCAAGTGGTCTTTCCGTAAGATGCGAGCAGAGGTTACAGTAGCACAACAGGCAATCGTTAAGCAACTCAAAGAACTTGTCAAGCAACATGGGTTAGCTATTAGCATTGACGAGTACAGACCCAACAAACATCAGGGTAATAAAGAAGAACGTATAGCTGCTACACTTGAGCCTCGTTATGATAACATGCAGATCTGGCACTACCGTGGTGGTAACACACAGACACTAGAAGAAGAACTACAGTCAAGGAACCCACCACACGACGATATTAAGGATGCTCTTGCTTCTGCTATTGACATTGCTGTCAAGCCTTTCAAGAGTGTTCGTAGAGATAGAAGTACTAATATCGTTTGGGCTAATAATAGATTTAGAGGAGCCTCTTAATGGCAGGTGAAACAATAGAACTAGAGTACTTGCTAGGTCCAGATTCTATGGCTGTAGAGGTGGCTAATCGGTGGCGTGAGTGGTCTAACCTTCGTGAGAAGAAAGTAGAAGAGTGGAAAGAGCTACGGAACTATCTGTATGCTACAGACACTAAGACAACAAAGAATGCTATGTTGCCTTGGTCTAACAGCACCACTACTCCTAAGCTTACACAGATCATGGACAATCTCCATGCTAACTACTTTGCTACTTTGTTCCCACAGTCTAAGTGGATGCGGTTTGAAGCAGAGACTAAAGATGCTAATACCAAAGCCAAACGATCTGTTATCCAAGCATATATGGACAACAAGGTTCGTCAGTCTGACTTTGTAAACATCTCTAGTGATTTGTTATATGATTACATCCAGTACGGCAATTGCTTTGCTACTGTGGTGTGGGAAGATAACTATCAGGTGAAAGCAGAAGGCGATCTAGTTGTAAACTATGTTGGCCCTAAGATGGTTCGTATCTCACCCTACGACATCTGTTTCAATCCTACTGCCCCTAGTTTTGCTAGTTCTCCTAAGGTCATTAAGTCTATCAAGACACTTGGAGAGATCCGAGGGATGATCGACAGTGACCCTTCCAAGAAATATATGGAAGGTGTCTTCGATAAGATGATGAGTGCTAGGGCTGCTGTAACTGGTTCTGATGCTACCTACAACAAAGCTGATGGTTATATTGCTGATGGCTTCACATCCATTCAACAGTATTATGGATCAGACTATGTGGAGATCCTGACATTCTACGGAGACTACTACGACACTGAGAACGGTGTGCTGTATAAGAACCGTATCATTACTGTTGCTGATCGTGCTTACGTCTTAGCTAACGAAGAGAACCCTAGCTGGTTAGGCAATGCTCCTATCTTCCACGCAGGATGGAGGCCACGCCCAGATAACCTATATGCAATGGGTCCACTAGATAACTTGGTTGGTATGCAGTACCGCATTGACCACCTAGAGAACCTGAAGTCAGATGTATTCGATCAGATTGCTTACCCGATCCTCAAGATCCGTGGTGACGTAGAGGACTTCGACTTCGAACCCGGATCTCGTATATACATGGGAGAAGAGGGTGACGTAGGTTACATGGCACCTGATGCAACTGCATTGCAAGCAGACCTGCAAATTAGAGTGCTGGAAGACAAGATGGAAGAAATGGCAGGGGCACCCCGTCAAGCTATGGGTATCCGTACACCGGGCGAGAAGACAGCCTTTGAGGTACAATCCCTACAGAACTCTGCCTCTCGTATCTTCGAACATAAGACTGCCCACTTTGAACGTGTATTCCTTGAACCAATCCTCAATGCCATGCTTGAAGTGTCTCGTCGTTATATGAATATGTCAGATACAATTCGTGTACTGGATGATGCCACAGGTGCTGTGTTGTTCCAGACTATCACGAAGGATGACATTACAGCTAAGGGTAAGATTGTTCCTGTCGGTGCTCGTCACTTTGCTGAACGTGCTCGTCGTATTCAGAACCTTACTCAACTCTATCAGATCAAGTTATCTGATCCTACCGTGTCTGCTCACTTGTCGGGTAAAGAGTTTGCTCGTATCTTGTCTGAAGAACTCGGTGAACCAGAGTTGTTCTCAGAGAATATTTCTGTATCTGAACAGCTAGAAACACAACAGCAGATGCAAGAGGCAGAAGCTATTAACCAAGAGCAACTAATGGTTGCACAAGAGATGGGGATCTAAAATGCCTTATAAAAACGGTAAAGTTAAACCATATAAGAATACAACAAAAAAACCAGTAGAGAAAAAGAAACCTAAGAAACCAATGAAGAAGTAATGAAATCTATTTGGTTAAAAGGTCTTAACGGACCAGAGAAAGAGAAACGTAAGGCTGAGATACTAGGTTATCGAAATGCCTTCGATGCTCTTAAAGAAATTCTCGAACAGAACTTCAAGAAGAAAGAAGCAGTTCGTGATTACGAAGTACCCAATTGGGAACTACGACAAGTGGCAGTCAACGAGTACAACCAAGTGCTTGATGATATGCTGAAAGTGATAACTTTAAACAAGGAATAAAACATGGATGTGTTTACTGAGAGTAGTCAAACCACGGACACTACTCAGCCAGAGCAACAAACTACTGAGAGTACCCCACCACAGGATTCTTTTGTAGCCAAGCTCGTTGAGGCCAAGGGAGATAATTGGAAAGATCCTGAGGTACTAGCTAAAGGGAAACTAGAGGCTGATACCTACATACAACAACTCGAAGGACAACTCTCGCAGATGAGAGAAGACTTGAGTAAACAGGATTATGCTAAGAGTCTTCTGGACCAGTTGCAAAATAAGGCCGCAGAACCCACCACTGCGAATACTGCAATGCCCAATAATGATACTGGTGGCACTACGGAAGGGAATACCAACCCTGCTCTGAGTGAGGAAGACCTGAAGAGCCTTGTTGAACGTACACTAACTGAACGAGATAAAGAGTCTGTTGTCAAACAAAATCTTGATCTTGTGAACGGAGAGTTGGAGAAGAGCTATGGCACAGAAGCCAATGCTAAGATCCAAGAGAAGTCAAAGGAATTAGGTATTAGTCTCCAACGTATGCAGGAGATTGCTGCTGAATCACCTACGGCTTTCTTTAGTCTCCTTGGTGAACCAAAGAAAGACTTTAAACCTATGGTGCAAGGTTCGGTTCGCACAGAAGGTGTTAATATGCAAGCCTCGACAGAACGTGATTGGTCTTATTACCAGAACCTTCGTCGGGAAAACAAAAACCTCTACTACACACCTAAGATCCAACGCCAATTAATGGATGACAAGATGCGTTTGGGCAATAAGTTTGGTTTGTAGTTTTAATTTGGAGTAAATAAAATGGCTGGTATGACTTCTGCCACTAACTACTTGACTCGTTCTGATGTATGGAGCCAAGAGTTAAAAGAACTTCTTCGTGATGAAATGATGGCACAACGGTACGTCCGTATGCTTGAAGGTTTCCCAGACGGAGATACTTTCCACATCCCACAAATCGGTGAGATTACAACTAACAACTACACTGAAGATACACAGGTCACATATGACCCACTTGCGACAGCAGACTTCACGTTTACTGTAGACAAGTACCTCACTTCAGCTACTTATATCACTAAGAAAGCTGAACAGGACTTCTTCTACGCAAACGAACTGATGTCTCGTTTTGTACCTGAGCAGGAACGTGCTATCCTTGAGCACTTCGAAGCAACAACTTTTGCTTCTCCTGAAGCTGGTGTATCTGCTAACTCTGCAGAAGCTATCAACGGTATTGCACACCGTATTGCTGGTGGTAACGCAGGTAAGATCGAACTGGAAGACTTTGCATATGCTCGTTATGCATTGAAAAAGTCAAATGTTCCTGATCAAGCAATGGTTGCTATTGTTGATCCGTCAGTTGAGTTTACAATCAACACACTCTCAAACTTGGTTAATGTTTCTAACAACCCTAAGTTCGAAGGTGTCGTATCACAAGGTATCGCAACTGGTATGCGTTTCGTAGCTAACGTCTATGGCTTCGATGTATACACATCTAACTACCTCGCAGACAACACTGACTCCGCATTGGCAGAACGTGATGGTACAACTACCAACGACTTCTCGTCCAATAACGGTAAAGTGAACTTGTTCTTCTCAGCAACACCTGTTGCCAACCCATTCGTGGGTGCATGGCGTCAGATGCCTGAGGTGGACTATGAGTACAACAAAGACTTCCAACGTCACGAGTATGTAACATCATCTCGTTACGGTGTTAAGTTGTACCGTCCTGAAGGTATTGTTCGTGTTGCGACAAACCCAGACGTATAAACTAATTGGTAGGGGGCTTCGGTCCCCTTCCTTCCACCTTAGGAGATTGCAATGGCAAACGTAAACCACAGTACACTAACAGACCCTTACTTGCATGAACCTAAGGGCGCAGCATCAGCATCCTCAGGGGATGTATATGTTGCTAACGGT